CCAGATACGGCTTCGGGTAAGCCCTCGATGGCCGGGTAACCTGTCGATTCGGGGCCCGTAGCTCAACCTGGTCAGAGCAGCGGACTCATAATCCGTCGGTTGCAGGTTCAAATCCTGCCGGGCCCACAAGCGAGCGACCAGGGAAACGGCTGGAAATGGCCGGTGACCAGGGGTTAGGCAAGATTCGGTGAGTCTTGCATAATCTTTCAGGATTTCGCGCTCTTGTGCTACATTTGGCTTGTGTCGCGCACCATACGCGCACCAAGCGCACCAGAAGGAGCGAAATGGGATACATCGCACGCCGCGAAGACCGGCCGAAGCCGTGGCTCGCCCGCTACAAGGGACCGGACGGCCGGCACCACTCGAAGAGCTTCCGGCGCAAGGTCGACGCCGAGAAATGGCTCACCTTCGAGGAGGGGAAAGCGTTGCGCGGGGAATGGGTCGACCCGACCGCGGGCGCGGTCACCTTCGGCGAGTGGTCCGAGCAATGGCTCGCCGGCCTTCACTCGATCAAGCCGAAGACCCTCGCCGGGTACGAGTCGCTTCTCCGCTCGCGAGTGCTGCCCACCTTCGGAGCGGTCGAGCTGCGTCGGATCACTACCGCCGCGGTGCGCGAGTGGGTAGCGGCGATGGTCGCCGAAGGCCTGAGCCCGGCCCGGGTCCGTCAGGCCCGCCAGGTCTTGCACGCCGCGCTCGAGGTAGCCGTCGATGACGGGCTCATCGTCCACAACCCCGCCGACCGGGTGAAGCCTCCCAAGGTCCGCAAGCGCCGTCAGTTGTTCCTCACCGCGTCACGGCTAGTCGACCTCGCCGAAGCCGCTGAGAGCCGCCAGGACCGCGCAGGGGCGCTGATAACGCTCCTCGGGTACTCCGGGCTTCGGTGGGGCGAAGCGGTGGCTCTGCGGTGGGGGAGTGTCAACGTCCGCGGGCGCCGGATACGGATAAGGGAGTCGGCCACTGAGATCAGCGGCAAGCTGGAATGGGGAACTCCAAAGACCCATGAGGCTCGGGTAATCGTCGTGCCGCGATTCGTCATAGACCGACTTGGGCCAGCGGGCGATGCCGGCGATCTGGTTTTCACCGCGCCCGGCAGGGGGCCGTTGCGCGGGTCGAACTTCCGGCGCGACGTGTGGCTCCCGGCTTGTGAAGCCTCGGGGATGCCCGCGGGCCTCCTCGTCCACGACCTGAGGGACACCGCGGCGTCTCTGGCCATCTCCGCGGGCGCCTCGATCAAGGCGGTACAGCGGATGCTCGGCCATGCCTCCGCGGCGATGACCCTCGACACCTACGGGTCACTGTTCGATGAAGACCTCGAAGTCCTCGCCGATCGTCTCGATGAGCGCTACGGGACCGCGAGCGCCGACAACGTCGTCAGGATGCCTCGGGAGTAGGACGGATCGCGTTCTCCCACGTCACACTTCGCCCCTAAGCGCCGTTTTCGTCTCGTCTGGTCCCCCCACAAAAGGGTGCGGGGAGATATCTAAATCGCGACCGTGGGCGGGGTGGTCGCGGCCCGTCACCTCAAAAAACGGTCAGTTCCGCCGCGGTCGCCACAAGACCCGGCCGTCTGCGTCCTCGATCCTCTCTAGGGGATTACGCGCCGAGTCGGGTAGTAGCCAGGAGCCGCCTTTTTCGCTGCCGGGTACGTAGCTGCTGCCGATCTCGCCGCCTCCGACGATCTTGGGCTTGGCGGGAACCGAAGATGTCTTCGATTTGGCCCTCTTGCGTATCAGCATTTTAGATCCTCCATCTCTCGCTGCCGGGTACGTAGCTGCTGCCGAGCACTTGGGGGTTTTCATCGAGCCAGTTGAAGCCCAGGGACAGCGCGTCGATGATGTCATCGTGCTCGGGGCCGGGGAACGCGACCATCTCCCGCTCCACGTCGTCGTTCCAGGCCGCTCGGGCCAGGATCAGGTTTCCGGCGCCGACGCATCCGGCGAGCCCGTAGGCCCGGGTGGTCTTGTCCCCGCTGATCTTGGCGCTGTGCACCATGCCCGTGCCGGCGTTCTCGAGCCGTCGTCTTACCGCCTCGGCGAGTAGCTTCCCGGAGCTGCCCTTTTCTTCTTCGAGGATGACATCGACGGCGTGGCCGTCCGCGACGGCGGTCCTCACGATCTGGTTGAGGACTTCTTCGGGTTCCCAACGTCCGCGCACCACGTCGAGGACTGTGACCTCTTCGCCCAGGCCCCGGGCCATGAGCGCGCCGACGGTGTAGTCACTGCGCGTGGTGGCCGACGCTGCCATGTCCCAGGCGCGGACCTTGCGCCATAGCGGGTCCTCTTCGACCTCCTCGTCAGCGATCAGCCGCGAGGTATTGAACAGGCCCATTCCCTCGGACGGTTGCCGGGCTTCGTAGAGCGCTTCGAAGACTGCCTCAGGTAGGGCTCGGCGGGCCTCCTCGATGACACTTGAGGGGATCACGCCGGCGTCTACGGCGTGCTGCCAGGTGAGCCGGGCGTATGACCAGTCGGGCCGGTCGCCGGCCTCGATCTCGCGGCACAACTTCCAGAACCAGTCACGTTTCAGCGACACGTTGCCGATGAGCCGGGCGCGGCCGTTGGTCGCCGAGAGTGTCGAGTAGGCGGCGTGCCATGCCTCCTCGGACACCCGCGACGCCTCATCGATGACCAGGCCGTGAGAGTCGAAGCCGTAGAGCAGGTCGGGCCGGTCGCCGGATCGGTACCAAAGCTGAGCGCCGTTGGCGAGGGTGAGCGCAAGGTCCGACTCGTTGGTTGCCGCTACCGCCTCGGCGCCGAGCATCCGCTTGGTCCTCCGGTACATGTTCTGAGACAGCGAATAGGCCGGGCTGATCCAGGGATAGGTGGCGCCGTCGCCGGGACCGGTCAGGGCCTCCTCAACCATCCAGGCCAGGCAACCGACGCTCTTTCCGGCCTTGGTCGATGCCTCCACCGCGGCGAACCGTGTCGGGGCGAATATCGCCGCCTCCTGAGCCTCGTAGAGCTGGGGCCGGACGTATTCGAGGATCTTCACGCCGCGTCTTCGGTGCCGGGCGCGATGCTCATGGTGACGACGATCTTCTCCTCGCGTGTCTCGGTGATCGTCCGATACAGACCAGACAGCCGGGCCAGCTCCGACAGCGCCCGGACTCCAACCCCCGCGGGGTACTTCCCGGCCTCGGCGCCCTTGGCGAACCGCCACAACGCCGCCACCAACTCCGCCGAGTCGATGTCCAGACCCTCGCGCCGTTCCGACTCCCGCGCAGCTATCACCGCGGCGACCTCGGGCCGTCTCAGCAACTCATAGCCGCGTTGCTTCGCCGATCCCTCCGCGTAGCCGGCCTCGAGCGCGGCGTCCTTGGCCCTCCCACCGTTGGCGAGGTACTCATCGATGAACCGCTCTTGCCTCAAGGTCAGGGACATGTGCAACCGGAAGGTAGCAGGTCACTTTGGTCACGCTCAGTAACCCGTGGCGCTTCAGTCCCGCGTACATAGGTTGAGGGAAGGCGGACTGTTCCAGCTTTGCGAGCCCTTGTCGAGTGACAGGGCCCCTACTCTTTCGGCATGACTCCCAGACGCTGGCTTGGAGTAGGCATCATCTGCGCTGGCATCGTCGGAGCGTTGCCACTCCTGGACCCCTTAATAAGCGCATTGAATACTCAGCCACTCTGGGAGGAAGGGTTTGCACCGGACACGTGGTGGTGGGTTCGCTTCTTAGGTTCTGAGTTTTGGCTAGCGGCTTCAGGAGTTCTGATCCTCATAGGCCTTGGACTTTTCTTTCTGTTCAGTCAGCCGAGAGTTTCGAGAGGCCGGTACCAGCGCTGAGGGTCACGTCCACGGAGGGAGCGACCGTTTGGGTTTTGCCCGTGAGCCTGATTGGAGCGTCGGGGCCAGTACCCCCCGGCGCTGGCTGGTCGCGGCTTCGCTGACCACACCGAACAAGCCAGTTGCCAAGCCGACCACCACCAGCACCCTTAAGCCCCGCTCGATGCCTGCCCTCCACCCACCGAAATCAAGCAGGACGTAAGGGAATACAAGAACTCCTGTCGATAGCCACACCAAGACACTCGTGCGAGTGATCCGTCGTTTCCAGTCGTACTTCAAACCGAGACCCATCAGCACGGCGACAACAGTCACGATCAGGTAGCGGAACCCCCAGTCATCTCCGATGAAACCATGGCCGCCGGGGCACCCGATCCAGACAGACCACCAGGAGAACCTAACGCATTCATTCGGTACTGCTAGGTACCAGGACCAAATCGTCACGGCAGCCAGGGGGACGGCATAAACCCACAACAGAACACGTCTGAGCGATCGTGTCATCGCGCTCAGAGTAGATGACGGCTGGTGGCTGCGTATACGAATTCGGAACCTTGAACCGGGTACGCCGGCGCGTCCGAACCGAGCAGTAGTCGTGGCCAACACAGGAAGCGAGAAGCCCCGGTAATGATCCTTGCGGAGGGTCTCAACCTGCTGACACGCTAGCCGAGTGATTCAGTTGATGGCGTGCGGTCACGGCCACGCGGGGGAAGCCAGGCGCCGGTACTCGTGGAGCGACCGTTTGGGTTTTGCCAGCGAGCCCGGGCGGGGCCTCGGGGCCGGTACCCGGCTGGCGTCGACGGTCACGGCCACGCGGGGGAAGCCAAATTCTGAGCTGGCTACGGTTCGACCCGGAGTTCGGGGAGAGTCAAGCGTTCATGCCAATGCGCCGATGTGACTACCGACTATGTGGGGGATTGTGTGAAACGACCAATGAAGCCACCGAATGTGGACGCGCCCGACGGGTTCAATCTGAAACTGTGGATCAAAGACAACCCATTCTGGGCCGTCGCCGGGGGCATCGTCGTGGTCTCGGTGATCGGAAGCGCACTGATCGACAACGGTGTCGCTGCGAACGACGACGGCGCCGCCAGCGTCTGGATCATTGTGCTTGCCGGTGCCGTCCTCTACTTCTTGCCTTTCATCATCGCTCGCAAGAAGCACAATTCGGGCTCAGTGTTCGTGGTCAATCTTTTCCTGGGGTGGACGATCATCGGCTGGATTGTTGCTCTCGCCATGGCCGCGAACAATCCTCCCGCTCAGGCTCCACACATCCGGGCGCAGGGCGCTCCATCTGCCCAAGTCTCCACAGGGCGAACCTGTCCGTTTTGTGCTGAGGACATCAAGCCCGCGGCCATCGTCTGCAAGCATTGCCGTCGGGACCTGCCCGCAGACTGAAATCGTCAGGCCAGCGTCGTGTCCGGGCTTGACGCCTCGGGCGCGCTCGTCGTCGCGCCCATCCGCTTCCTGACGGTGTCGGCCGCCTCTCTGATCGATTCGAGGTCGATGACGGTCGGCCTCTGAGATTTCCGCTCGCGCTCCAGCGCCAGCCGCTCTTCTGCGGCGATGCGTGCGCGCTCGGCGTCGCGCTCGGCCTTGCGGATTCTTTCCTCAAGTGCTGGGTCAGTCATCGGTCGGCCTCCTCCTCGATGTCGGCCAGTACGTGATCGGTGTAGAGCTCCCAGCAACGCTTACAGGGAACGGCCTCGGTGAGACAATGAGCAAAGTAACCCCGGGTCCGTGACCGGGGCGCGTAGCTGCGACAGAGCGTTCCCCACGAATTGCCATTGATCGCGACCACGGTTCCGTGGTCGCGATCCGTTACCTCGACGAGGTGCAGCTTGCCGACCGTCTCCCGACCGGCGTAGGTGTTCCGGGTTCCCGCCCAAAGCCAATACGTCATACGGCGTTCTCCTCGATGCTGTAGGCCGTGGCCAGGTCACCTATCAAGGCTTCGGCGTCGGGGTCCATCTCTGATGGTTCTCCTTTCCGTGCCAGGCCGTCGTAATAGCCCGGTCGCTCTTTGTACAGGAACCGCCCATATGCCTCGGAGCTTTCGATAGGTCTTCCATCCACTACGTGCCCGCGAACCTTCATTTCTCGGGCTTCTTGGATTGCGAAATCCAAACCGGAGGTATTGGAGATAACGGAGGTTCCGGAGGTTCCGGAGGTTGTGTCGGATGGTTCGACATCTGATCCGACAACTGATCCGACATCTGATCCGACATCTGAAGCGGCTGGCACGACATCTGAGGTGGTGGCGCAGTTGATCGGTGGCGCCCTCAGGACCGGCCAGCGCGTGATTCACGTCTGATCTCGCGCACCAGACGCGCACCAGTGCCAGGTATAGGGCCTATTTCCCCAGGTAGAGCAGCGTCGAAAGGCGGACACATACTCCGTCGGTTGCAGGTTCAAATCCTCCCGGGCCCACCACACGACGCTGCTCCGCAGGGGACTCACGATCATGTCTCATCGTGGACGACAACACTCCTTGGCTGGAATAGACGTCACTCGGATGCCGACCGCGCCACTTCGCCGATGATGAGCGCCAGGTCATCGGGTCGCGACCACATCGGCCAGTGGCTTGTAGGCAGATCTACATAGGTCAAGT